AGCCCCCTTAGAAACCGGGAGTTTTTCGCCTCTTCCAATTGCAAGGCTGGGTCCTTTCTTCTTAGTAGCCACATTGATCACCCGTAAAAAATAGTAATACCGGTTACAGAACCAACACTTAAAGTCAAATATATCCCAGTTGTGGCTAAAATACCTTCGCCGGGTATAAGAATATAAGTGGAGTTTGGTGTGCCAAGACTTGCAATGTCCATTGTGAACAAAACTGGAGCTGTTGCGCTGCCATCACGAATTTCAAATGTAGCCGCAGTAGATACAGCAGGTGTAACCACAAAAGATTTTAAACGTGTACGCCCTGCATAATATGAACCAGCAGTGCTACGGTGCGCTGATTTAACATCTGTTTGCATACTCATAATTAATCTCCTAAAGTTTAATGGGGACCGTAGTCCCCTAGATTAATTAGACTTGGCTTGGGTTAGCAGCGCCATCAGAGCCACGAACAATGTACGTAACAGTAACAGTAATTGAACCGGCAGTAGCATCAGCAGTAGCTGCGGTAAAAGTACCGTAAATGATTGCATCAGTTGCGCCAATGCTGTCATAAACACCTGAAGTAGCCGCTGCAATAGTAGCTGGAGAAGTTTGAACCGCTGAAGTACCAGTATTGACTGAAGCCATATACAAGTTAGCTGTACTACCATTACCGATAGTAACTCCGCAGTTAGTTGCGCCAGTTAAGGCAACATTAACTTCAAGTCCAAAGTTGATGATTTTTGCGCCAGCAGGTAACACAAACATTTGTTGTGCTGTAGGGCTTGCTAAAATAACAGAAGTAGGGGCAGTATAAGTTTGAGCAACAATGGTTGCGCCCATATTACGGATTGTGCCAGCAGTTGTTCCAGTAGTGTTTTTAACGGTACCGAGTAACCAAGGACCTAAGTGTGATGCGAAACCCATAAGAGTTCTCCTATATACAAGTTAAGCCTATTAATCGGTATATCGTCTGCTGGGTGCAGTTTAATAAGCTGGAATTACCCAGATAACTAATCATACTATATTTTAAGATTTGTGCAATCTTTTTAAATAAAAAACCCGCCTTGTGAGCGGGTTCTTATAGGTGCTTAAGATATTAAGCTCCAGGTGATCCGTACATACCTAATGGATCAGACCAACCAAATGAATAACGCTCACGAGACTTGTAACGTACGTTACCTGTATCAAAATCGCCGTCCATAGAGTTGCTCAAAGGAGTACGAACGAAGTGCTTCATACCGTTAGGTACATCAGTAGTCAAATACCAACCGTTTGTATCGGTCAAGAAGTGATTGATTGTGTAACCTTCAGGGATAGAACCATTGTTCTTGATAGCGTTAATATCGTTATCAGTTGTACCAACACGGAGTTCTGTTTCTAACAAACGAGTAGCAACGAACTGTAGTGCAGGTGGAACAATTAACTTCTTAGGTTTAGCAGCGATTAACAATCCACGCTCATCAGTCCAAGCAGCGATTTGAATAACAGCATTCTCTAAAGAAGTCTCATTCAAGTCAGCAGCAGTGGTTGGAGTGTTTCCGTTAACAGCACCGTTAATCAATGGGTGTGAAGTGTTAAATAATGAAACACCGTCACCACCTTGATAACCGTTGTTAAAGCCATTGTTAATTACAGCAGCAGCTTTTACCTGCTTAGTGTAAGCCATTGCACGAGCTAAGCCTTTGGTATAGCGAGCTGATAAAGAATCATAGAGGTTATCTTCGATTGCTTCTTCAGTTAAGCTAAAGCCAAGGGCGATAGTTTCGTGGTTATAGCGAGCTGTCCATGCTTCTTGCGCATTGTCGTAACGAATAGCTTGACCTTCGTTTTTGACAGGTGCTGCTGAGAAACCAGACAGTTTTGTTTCTTCTTCAAAAGAACGCTCAGAGGTTTCTGTTTCATAAATCTCTTTATGTTCTTCACCATAGCGAGCATACTCCAAACCGAACAAAGCATTCAATCCGGGGAGCAACTCTTTCAGTAGTTGTGCACGAGAAATAGCCATTTAAATATCTCCTAGATTAAGCTGAGTAGTAGTCGTGAACACCTTGATTGAATTTCACGAGCACTTCTGGGGTTTGAACTAAAACAAGAGTAGCACTAGCTGACGGAGTTACGGATGAAGCTGTAACTGTCAATGTTGTACTGCCTGTTGTCGTGACGGTTGATGCGGCTGTTGTTACTGAAACAATGCTCTGTAACTGACCATTAACCAATTGGAATACGTCTGTACCAATAGGAATTACTTGTCCTACTGTTAAACCAGAAACAACCAATGAAGTTGTGGTAGCGCCAGAAACATAAGTAGCTGAAGTGCTAATTTGTGTATCAGGAACTAACTGGATAATACGCCATACACCACCTGAACCAATAGCAGTTGTAGTTGCAGAAGCAATCACAGCGGCAGAAGAGTTACCAGTAGATGCAGAGCCAGTTAAAGTATTACCAGCTACGTTGTTACCAACCATACCTTGCGGGATTGATGAGATTGTTGTGCCTGAAGCTGAGTTTGTAACTGCAACTTGGAACACTTGATCTGGATCATCAGCAACAATAGCAGTGATATCGCCAGCTAATACTGAGCCGGGATAGTACTGAGCATATTGACGTTGCTTAGTAGTTGGGTTGGTGTAATAACATCCCAAGAAGATACCAACAGTACCTTTGAGATATGAAGCGCCAGTTAAAGATGCACCGCCGGGGGCGATAACAACGTAACCAGCAGTTATTTGCACAGGATCGCCGTAATAGATAGCGGTTCCGTAATTGTAGGCTATAGGCAAATTGCGTGTAGACCCAGCAAATACTTGACCACCAATCAAATTAACGGGCTTAATGCCGTAAGGCGCACTAACGATAGGATAAGCCATTTAATTCTCCATTAAAAAAAGTTTAAGTACCTTTACCAAATGTAGTCGTAGATTTATTCTCTTTAAAGAGCGGCATTCTAGGATCACTTTGGCGCATTAAACTATTATCCACAGCATCCGTCTGATCTTGTGTTTGCTTGTCGTAATATTTCGTACGTTGATCAACAAACTCAGTAGGAGTCTTGCAGAGTAATAATCCGCCAATCTCGATGTTATCTTTGAACTTACCATCGGTATTAGCTAACAGTTTGAATTTGGGTTGTTCTTCAATAGCAACCGGTTCCCAACCTTCTCTCAGTTTCGCCGAGATATTGCGGGGGTCCGCATTAGTTAATGTAGAAACACGAATCCAACGATACGAATACCCAGCTTGTTTATCAGGCTCAGGGAGAAGTTCCGGAGGCATCCACTGTTTAGGGCGCTCTTTCATTTCACGGGTATCTAATTCGCGAACAAGTTTATTTGTAGTCATATCAATTCTCCAGTTTTTGCATTTCACGAGCATATTGCTCGGGGGTTAATCCAAGTTTCTTCGCAAGGGCTACTTGTGAAGTCTTTAGCACAATTCTTTTTGACGCTGTGCTTCGCGTTGCAGGCGCAACAACTGATGATGATTTACTCTCATTGCGCGAACTAGGCTTGTCGCCCCTAGTCTGCGTTTCTACTTCATCCGAGAAATTCTCGGGAAATCTTTTGCGCATAGTTTCATCTATACGTTTGAAATACTCTTTGGTTCCAATATAACTCTTACCAAATTCTTTTTCAAGCCTTGTGTGCGTACCAAGAGCTAAAGCTGTCATTTCTTCGTCTGGCCCATACCAAGTATTTTTTTCAAGCCACTCGGCAGTTGTAGGGTCAATCTTAGGTTGTTCTTGCTGTTGATACGTTTGTTGTGGTAGTTTTACCTCATTTTCCTCTTCTTGTAAAGAGGGACGGTAATTTTTAACTCTATCTTGTTTAATACTGGCTTCTGTAAGCTTTTGCTGTGCTTCTGCAATTTGATCAGATTCGCCAGAGTCATATGCATCACGATAAGCTCGCTTTGCTGCTTCTAACTCTAGTTCTGCGGCGGATTGAGCTGTATATACATACTGTTTTTCACCCTCAGAAAGAGTACTTTTTAGTCGTCTATTCTCTTCCATCATCCGTTGCGCAAGTGCCACAGCTTCTTGTTGCTCACGTAAAGCGGATTCTTTTGCTCTACGCTCATCATGCCAGACCTTTTTCATTTGGTCGATACGTGTTTTTACCTTCTTAGAATAACTTTGTAAGTCATCCTCTTCTAGTTCTTTAACCGTATCGGCATCTATTGGGTCAATATTTCTGTCTTCGGGTGGGGTATCATCTTCGATTTCAAAAGAAAAATCTTCTTCTTTGTCTTCAAGCTTACCTTTATTTTCTTCTTCAATTTCGTCTGGAAATTTAAATTCTTCGTTCATTGTGTTACTCCTTATTTGCGCTTGATACCACGAGGATCATCTACAATGCCCTCAACAGAATCATCGTTGATAATGCGAAATTCCCTATCATGTATAACTAGACGGGTACCTGCGTTTGGTCTTACTAAAACAAAATCGCCTTTTTTACACCAAGGTCCTGTAGGGAACCGGCTTTCATCCTTGTAACAATCTGGACCCATATCAACTACAAATAGTACAGTAGTCAGAAGCTCATCATGTCGCATGGTTTCATCAGCTTTTAAAATGCCATTGTCGTATTCCTTTTCTGCTTCTGGAATTGCACAGAGGATTCTATACCCTGATGGTTTTGGAAGCTGTTTGGCTTTCTCTTCAGCTTTTTTGTTTAACACTGCCGTTAAATCTACTGCTTTTTCTAAATCAATGACATTAGTCATCAGCACTCTCCAAGTTTTTTGCAAGGTCTAAAATATACGACTCTGCTGTGAGAAGACCTCGAATCTCACCACAGATTGCACGGTACTCCGCGTAATCCAAAGCTGCACCATTGGAGACATGGTCAACTAGTTGTGTGCGCTTAGCTCTACATTCTTCCAGTAGTACTTCAAGCGTTCTATCCATCAATCACCTTTCTTTTGCGTAGGTTTTTCTACGTTTTTTGCTGCTAATTGCGCCCTATTATGGGCGATGTCTGAACCTATTTTTAAACCCTCCATGCGTTCTTTAGCTTGGAGTTCGGTTCTATCTTTTGCTGCTTTAATACCTGCTTGCATTCCTGCAATTCTTTCTTGTGCGGCGATGCGTTCACGTTCAATTTCTAACTGATCAACTCTAGCCGCAGCATCAATCTGTATCTTCTGTTTCTTGAGTTCCATATCTTGTTGCTTTAATTGCAACTCTTGTTGCTGCATCTGTACTAATGGATCTTGTTGTGCCTGAGCATTTTGTTGTGCTTGGGCTTGTTGTTGGTTCTGCTGTAACAACTGTTGTGCAGCTTGCGCAGCCATCTGAGATATCTGAACTTCCATATTCTCTGGAATACCAACTTGATCATCGCTTTCTTTATCTGGTGCAGGTAACTGAATACCCATTCTTGCTTCCATCTGTTTGCGATACTCGTAAGCAATATGCTCGTTGATATGAGCCATTGCCGCAGCTTGTATCTGTTGTACCATCGGATTATTTTGCAACAACTGCATAATCTTAGGGTCTTGCATAGCAGACATGTGGACCGTAATATGAGCTTGATGGTCTTGATATAAGAAAGCCTTAACAGGTTTACTCATTAACAAGTCTTGGTTTTCAGTTATCGGGTCTTGTGGTTTCTTATCTTCTTGGATTGGTACCAATTTTTGATAATTCTTAATACCCAACACATCTAACATCTGTCTGTGTAATAGAGGTAAGTTATATAACTGTGGTGCTTGTTGTGCTAATTGCAAAGCTGCTTGATACTGTACAACCTTCTGCGCCATAGTAGCCGCATTTGGGTCAGCTACCGGAATAACATAGACAGAGTTGTAATCAGACTGCATTGCATGGCGGTCACCTTCTTCAGGCTGGTACGGATATTCTGCTGGGCAATTTTCTGCAATGATTTCTTTTAGTAACGCAAACTCTTGCTTCATCGCATAGTAAATACGAGCTTGTATTGCGCTCATTGTTTTTAGCGTACGTTCTAATACAGCCAGAGTTGTACCTACTGGAGCACCCTGAGCGCCCATATCAGATACTTGCATATCTGTAGAACCAGCAAAACGGCGACCCTCATCAATAATCTGATTCAATAACGCCATTAAGACCTGACTTGGCTCCTTATAAGGGAGCGGCATGATATTGTCTCGCATGGCACCTGAAGGTACGTCCACATCTCTGAACTCTCCCGGGGCGATAGGGGTGTCATCTCCTTTAACTCGCAGACCACGTGTCTTGAAACCACCGGGCAAGTTAGATAGCGTTCCAGCATCGACCAATTGACGAATAAGGGAAGTGCCAGACTTGGCAAAAGAGCCAATAAGATGAATAAGACCAAAAGCATAGAACCCAAATCCCGGGATGTAAGGGTAGTGAACAAAGTGCTGACGCTTTTGATAAGTATCATCATCTTCTTTCCAATTTCTACGAATAGCGAGAACATTACTAGTTCCTTTCTCTATGGTTACAACATACGGCAAAGCTATTCCTGTTTCATTTCCGTCTTCGTCTGTATGTTCAAACCCTTCAAGATCAAGCTCCACATGCATCTCAAGTAGCTTATATCTATCGTCTGTTGTAGCTCTAAAGCCTAACTTCTCAGCAATTGTCTTATCAACTTCATCTAAAGTATTAACTGGATTGCCTAAATCAATATCTAAATAAAACCCTGCTACTTGTAATCTACGAATCTCATTCTCAGTTCTACGCATTACATGAGTTACACGCTCAGAGGACTCTAAGCTTGACGCTCCGTAAGGGACAACAACGTCCTCAGCCGGAACATACATAGATACTTGACGACCAAGACTTGGGTCTTCGTAAACTTTCTTGAAGGCATTACCAGCTAGAGCTAATCCCCATAACATACGCTCATGTTCAGGTCTGTATTCTTTCATCACATCTGTTAACTGATAATTCATATCAGTCTGTACCCGCATAGCGGCTTGTTTCTTCTCTTCAGTTTCTTTACCGATAATCTCAGTCTTAACTGGCCCCATCGCTGGGAATGTAGCCATCATGGTTTCTGCTTGGAACTTAACAACAGCTTCTGCAAGCATCGGGTGATACACACCACAAGCGCCTTCCCACGGCTCACTTCTCTCTTCAATCTTTAGACCTAGTAGTTCTAAGCCGTCAACGTAAGTTTGTATCCAATCTTTGCGGGAAGCTACGTCATCATCAAAAGATTCAATTAATTCACTGGCTAATGACTGTAAGGCATCAGCACTTATATACTCAGCGAGGTTATCGCCAAATCCTTCTTCATCTTCTTCACCGGGTTCAATACGTAATATGGGCTCACCGTCAATACCAATTTCTACTGACTCTGGGTCTTCGATTGTGATTTCAAGCGGGTGCTCTTGCTCGGCGGCTTCATCCATGCCCATGGGCGCTGCGTATAAACCTTTTTCTATTGCCATAATTTAGCCCTTAATAATACGGTTGACGGCGTTTAAAGTATTTTACTTCATCAGGCTCGTCAGAATCTAATCGAATAAACCCACCACGCCTAAATCTTAACAGAGCTTGGGACATGGAGTCCACTAAGTCATCATGCTCGCCAGATGGGAAACTTGCAACTTCTTCTACTAACTCTTCAGCCCAAGATGTGTTCGGAACCCACACCCTACCACTTGCAAATATATCTGCAACTGCATTTAATCTAGCTATCTTATCATTACCTTTAGACGGCGTAAACTCTTGAACAGGAATACCTGTAGCTCGAAGCTCAAATATAAGAGGAGACCCCGCCGCTTTTGCTTCCACAATCATAGCATCTGGTTTCCATTCTTTATACTCCTCTAGAGCTCGTGTTTTGAGTTCTGGAAACTCCATACGCTTTTTAAAAGCATTTAATAAGATAATATTTGCCGCAGAAACCCCGTAGTCGTTGTCTTGATAAAATACCCCCCACGTTGTACACGCAGAAAAGTCAGACCTTTCCGTTTTAAGGAACGCCGTATCCCAAGACTGGATGACAAATTCACACATCGGTGGGTCATCATACTCCCAAACCTTCCACCATTCCCGTTTAACAATCGCAGAAACCTCAGAAGTCGGGTTTTGCATGTATTGAGCCATCCATTTGCTGTTAGGAAGCTCATTTTTTAGGGCTAAAAGTTCTTTTTCTGACCAAAACTCGGGCCAAAGTGGTCTTTCATCGTCAAAAAGGGCAGGAAACTCAATAACTTTCCAGCCTTCTCCGTCTCTTTGGGCATCTGCCTTGATAACTTGACCGGTTAAGTCCTTCTTAGACCACCTTGTCATCACTATAATAATCGCTCCCCCCGGTTGCAAACGCTGACGAGGTCCTGATGTATACCACTCGTACGTTTTATCGTACACATCCGAGTTAGTTTCGGCTAAAGTCGCCTCTTGTTCTGAGTGAGGGTCGTCAATAATGAGGATATCCGCACCCTTACCCGTAACAGCCCCGCCGACACCAATAGCAAAGTAGTCTCCACCTTGGTTAGTCGCCCACCGCCCAGCTGCTTTGGAATCAGATTGGAGTCCAACTCCTGGGAAAATTGACTTATACACCTCCGAGTCCACCAAGTTCCTGACTTTCCTACCAAACCCCACCGCAAGTTCAGCCGTATGAGAGGTTTGGATAACTTTCTTCTTTGGAAATTTACCCAAAAACCAAGCAGGTAATAAGTAACTAGCAAATTCGCTCTTAGTATGACGTGGAGGCATATTAATAATAAGCCGTTTACAAGTACCATTTGCCACTTCTTCAAATGCCGCAGCCATATCCGCATGATGTCGTCCGCTAATAAATGTGGGCCAAACTTTCTTTACAAAAGACATAAACCTCTTTTGTGCAAGCTCTTTATTTTTTAATGTATCTAATAATTCTAAGTCTTCTAGTAACTTAGCTTGTTCTGATTCGGGCAGTAAGTGCAATATCTTAGGGATATCTTTTAGGCTAACGTTCTCTATGACATCCTTAGCTAACATTATTCTTCCTCATCCCCTGACTTTTCGCTCTCTAACTCGTCACTATATGCTAAAGTCTCTACTGTTACTGGAGTACCCATATCTACAATTCCTAGGGCATCATCTAAGTCCATATCTGAAACAGAGGGTACATCAATTATGTCGGCATTAAGTAAACGCTTAACTCGTTCTTTAATAGCAGACTCTAAGTCGTTTGAATTTTTATAGTTAACTGTAACTTCGGAACGTTCTGTAAATAGTGCAATATCTGAGTGTTTACCAAGTAACTCAATCGCCTTAAGTTCTAACCTAGCATCACCACAGTTGGCTATTTCCATTAACTTATTTGTTAACGCCGAACGCACATCGCTCATCTCAACTGCGAGTCGTGCACTATATATACGTAAAAATTCCCGTGCAGCAAATGCAACGGGTGGGGTATTCAAGGCTTTTTTGTCTTGGACCTTTACAGCTTGTTCTACTAGACTTGCTGTCTTAGCTGCATCTTCAGGGGTGATCTCTAGTGGGGGGCCAAGTTCATCTAGTAGTTCTGCGGTATTAGCAACAACTGCCATTTCCTCAGCAAAAGAGGATGTCTCCACATCTATGGGGGAATATGGAATAGGATGGTTTTTAGTAGGTTCTACATTAATTGTCATATGCAGGGCGATAAGTTTGCGCTCCAGTAACCCGTAATATAACACAGAAAATAAAAAGGAGGCAAAACTTCTGCCCCCTACCCTTCTCACGGAGTACTTAAATTATATTCTAAAAAATATAC